AGTAGATGTCGCAGTAATTTGTCGAGGAGGAACCCGAAACGGAACCCACCGGAATCACGTCCATATATTTGCCATGCGCCACGGCGGTAATCCAGATACCGGAACTCACGGAACCCTTAACCAGGCGGGTACTGCCGTCAGGCATCCAGATGCGCCACTTCCCGGAATTGCCCGTGTCATTAGGAAGGTCCACGCCGTCCATCATGTCATATTTATGACCATAGATGTCCTCGTAGCCAAGGCAGCAAATATTATTCACCTGCGTAACCGTGGCCCCGCCGTAGTCATCCTTCTCACGGTACCACGCATACTGGTGGACGGAGTTTTCTATCAGGCTGTTCGTCACATTAGGGTTGATGGAGGAGGCTTCCTCATAGCCGATCGTGTCCGTCATCCCGCGGCTGGCAGTACCACCCGTAGTACGGTTGTTCGTGTGAGAGCCCGCGCCGCATTGTTCCTGGCTGTCACGACGACCGTACTTCGCGTAGAAAAGATTCGCGATGCGAGAGTGCATAAGGGCATCAATCTGCTGCATACCGCGCTGGACACTGTAATAGTGGAAATCAGCCCAGGTCATGCTCGCCGTAGTGCTCCCGCCGGTAATGCAGGCGCGAAGTTTGGAACCGACAACACTGCTGCCCACAACGGCACACAAGTGCTCGTCATTAGGCACCCATTCGGGTTCCATATCCTCGATCCTGTCACTGTTAGAAAGGACAACCTTATCGAACTCTGCCGTGTTCAGAATGGAGAAGTGAAGAGCAGTGGCACCCTCCGGAACATCGGCAATCAGGTACATACCGGCCTCGAACTTGTTGCTCAAGGTAGGGACGACGATTGAACTGATGACCGTGCCGGAATCGTCTGTGAAAATGCTTCCGACAAGGCTTGTACCGGGAACGCTCGGGAAACGCACACGCTTGTAACCGTCCACGTTCACCTTGCATACCGAATACGTACTGTCAGTACTGTAGCTGTTCGAAAGCGTATCCTTTCCGCTCATGATCTTACGACCGGAAAGATAACCGCCACTCGTGCCCTTAATGTCGTCAAGCGTAAGGACGTCAGCATCCGGAACGGAAGGCATGTTATCCGAACCGTTACTGCTGTAACAGGAGTAATGCTTGCCGTTCAGGTAATCATTGATACCCTTGCTCCAGAAGAAGGGCTCGTACATCATCCAGTCACCTTCAGTGCCGTCCAGTCTGGCAGCCGTGCCGTCGGCGTACTTGTTGCTGTCCGTGTCGTCCAGCGGGTAGTAGGTCATCTCACCGTCCAGGTTGTTCACCGTGGTATCAACGTTCGCCATGTTCACACCCCGCGTCGTCGCTTTTTTAGTCACTTTAGCAAGTACACGGTGACGCTGCTTCAGGATGGCGGAAATATGACCGCTCACCTCATACGCGTTGTCATACTTGTAGCCGGTACCGTTGTCAAGGTTGCTCACGTTCGCGTCATCCGATACCTCGTCGTCGAACTCGATCATCGTGTATTCCGGCTGCCGGATATTCAGTTCCGGGAAGTGCGCCTTCAGAGCGCTGTACGTATCGTCATCAATGTAGCGCGTGAGCTGTACCGTACCCACCAAGGCGCACGTGTCCGTAGTGTTGCCATCGGAATCCACACCGCCCATCCCGACAAACTTATTCAGCCACGTACCGTCATCCTCGCGGTCAATACCGGTTACCCTGATACGTTCCACACCCGTGCAACGGCCCAGCAGGGTTTCCCAGTCAATACCTGGACAACTGTCAAAGATGAAGGTCTTCACCTTGCTGTAGCTTTCCA